AGATGTAACACTAACTCACGTTGCAGATACAGGTATACTTTTAAACGCTGCTAGTGTTATTCAATTTAGAGATTCAGGTTTAACAATAGGATCTAATGCAGACGGTGATTTAGATATTGTATCAGATGGTACAGCTGCGGATTCAATTAATATAGAGTCAGCTGGTGGTATTACATTAGATGCTGGCACAGCTGGAACAGGTATTGTTTACGAAGATGATGGCACAGCTATGATGGATATTACAAACTCATCTAGTGATGTTATTATTACAACTAAAGTATCAGACAAAGATTTATTAATTAAAGGTAATGATGGTGGTGCAACTATTACTCCTTTAACTTTTGATATGTCTGATGCTGGTAAAGCTACATTTAGTGGTAATGTAATTGTAACTGGAGATCTTACAGTATCTGGTGATGATATTACTATGGGTACAAACACTGAAGGTAATTTATTAATTGCAGATGGTACTAATTTTAATTCAGTAGCTGCAGGTAGTTTATCTGAAATATCTACAGTTGCAAATGATGATATTTTTATAGCAGTAGACACTTCAGGTGGTGGACTTAAAAAAATTGCAAGATCAGCGATCGTAGCAGGACTCGCTACTTCAGGTGCAATATCAAATCTAGTAGAAGACACATCACCTCAACTTGGAGGTAATTTAGATACTAATTCTGCAAATATTTTAATTGATGATGCACATTTTATTGCAGATGAAAATGGTAATGAACAAATTATATTTCAAACAACATCGTCCGCAGTAAATCAAATAGATGTAACTAATGCTGCAACAGGTAATCCACCATCTATACAAGCTACTGGTGGTGATACTAATATTGATTTTAATATAGGTGCAAAAGGCACTGGTCATGTAACTGTTCTTGGTGATACAAATTCAGGTGCTATACAATTTAATTGTGAAGACAATAGCCACGGTCAAATATTAAAAGCTCAACCACACTCAGCGACAGTTACAAACGTTATGTTGTTACCTGCTGGTGCTGATTCAACTCTAGTATCACTTGTATCAACAGATACTTTAACAAACAAAACTTTAACAAGTCCTAAAATAAATGAAGATGTAGCAGTAACTTCTACTGCAACAGAAATAAACGTACTTGATGGTATCACTGCAGTTGTTGGTGAACTTAACGCTTTAGATATAGGTAGTACGGCTGTTGGTACAGCTGTAGCAAGTAAAGCTGTTATATTAGATTCAAACAAAGATTATACAGGAATTAGAAATTTTACTATTTCAGGTGAAATAGATGCAGCAACAGGAGATTTTTCTGGAGCTGTAGACGTTGCAGGTGCAACTACAACAGCGGCTTTAACAGCTAGTGGAGTTTTAAAAACAGATGATACTACAGACGCTACAAGCACAACAGATGGATCATTACAAACAGACGGTGGTTTAAGTGTAGCTAAGGATACAATAATAGGTAATGACCTTAAATTATTATCTGACTCATCAGTTCTTGTTTTTGGTGCAGGTTCTGATGCTACTCTAACACATACTAATGATACTGGATTAACTTTAAATAGCACAAATAAACTTATGTTTAATGACGCTAGTCAATTCGTGCAAGGGTCAAGTGCAACAGTATTATCTATTGGTGCAACAGATGAAATAGATTTAACAGCCACAGCTATAGATATTAATGGTACTTGCGATATAAGTGGAACTTTTTCACTTGCTGGTACTAATGTTACATCAACAGCAGCAGAATTAAATAAATTAGATGGCGTTGGAACTTTAAAGCAAGCTGGTAAAGAAACTATTTGGGTTCCCGCACAAGCTATGACACCTACAACTACAAATGGATGTGCAACTTTAGCAACAGTAGAAACTACATCAGGTAGACCTGACATGAATGTTTTAGATTTTGATAATTCTAGTGATGAATTTGCTCAATTTGCAGTGGCATTTCCTAAATCATGGAATGCAGGCACAGTTACTTTTCAATTTTTTTGGTCAGGCACAGCCTCAACACAAACAGTTACTTTAACTTTAGCAGGAGTTGCTTTTGCAGATAATGATTCTATTGACACTGCTTATGGCACAGCAGTAGCAGTCGAAGATACTGCTCGAGGTGCCGTTGAAGAATGTTTAGTTTCTGTTGAAAGTGGAAATGTTACAATAGCTGGTTCTCCAGGAGATAATGAACTTACTTATTTTAGAATTGGTAGAGATGTTTCTGAGGATAACATGGCAGGCGATTGTAGATTACATGGTATTAAATTACACTTTACTACTGATCTTGCTAATGATGCATAATATATTATGAGAAATTTAAAAAATAAACTTATTTCAAGTAAAAATACAAAAAACACACAGACACTAAAAACTAAATCTTTTGGTTACACAATACTTGGTTTTGGTTCTGGTGGAGGAGCACCCCCACCTGCTTTTTTAGCAGCAGAAGGAGGAAGTATTGCAACTTCAGGTAATTTTAAAATTCACACATTTACAGGACCAGGAACTTTTACAGTAACTAATGCAGGTGAAGCTACAACATCAGATTCAGTAGAGTATTTAGTAGTGGCTGGTGGTGGAGCTGGCGGTAGATACATCTCTGGTGGAGGTGGAGCTGGAGGGGTATTAGATAATTTTCCAAGCCCTGCAACAGGGGGTCAACCTGTTTCAGCAACAGATTATTCAATAACAGTTGGTGGAGGAGGTGCATCTGGTGGTGGAAATTCTCCTATGGGAGTTAATAAAAGCTCAGGTGGTAATGGATCTGATTCTTCTGCTTTTGGAGTCCCTACAACTGGTGGAGGAGGCGGAGGCGCAGATAGAATGGCAAACGGACAAAATGGTGGTTCTGGAGGAGGACAAGGCGGTAGAGGAACATCTAACGCTGGATCAGGAGTTTCTGGACAAGGAAACCCAGGCGGACCTAGAAATGATGCTGGAGGCGGAGGCGGAGGAGCTGAAGCTACAGGTGGATCTGGATCACCAAATAATGTTGGTGGAGTCGGAGGAGCTGGAAGATCTTTTCCTTCTGATCAAGTAGGAAGTAATGGAGAACCTTCTGGTGGTAATCAGCACTTTGGCGGCGGTGGAGCTGGAGGAACTTATGATACAAACAATTCACCTAATGATGGAGGAGTTGGAGGCGGTGGAGATGCACCACCTGCTGCTGGACCATCTGCAGGAAATGGTGAAGCTGGAGCCACTAATACTGGAGGAGGTGGCAGTGGAGATGGTGAAAGAAATACACAAAGCGGAACACCTGGACAAGGTGGATCTGGTATAGTAGTTATAAGGTATCAGTTTCAATAATATGGCACACTTTGCAAAAATAGATGATAATAATTTAGTTTTAACAGTTTTACATGTTGATAATAAAGATTTATTAGATGAAAATAATCAAGAGCAAGAATCTTTAGGTCAACAACACTTACAAACACACAATAACTGGCCTGCTGAAAAATGGATACAAACTTCATACAATGCAAATTTTAGAGGGCATTATGCACATGTAGGAGGAACATGGGATCCAACTAATAATTTATTTTGGTTTCCTAAACTATATCCATCTTGGGTAAAAAATGTTTCTGAGAAAAGATGGCAATCTCCTGTTGGAGATCCACCAGATTTAACTACCGAACAATCTTCACAAAATAATGCAGGAACTAATAAGTGGCATTATAATTGGAATGAAGATGCTGAAAGATGGGATCTAACAGACGATAGCTAAAAATATTTCGTGAGTCAGCATATATTTATTAAAAAAAAAGCATTAAAAAAAGAGTCTTGCAAAAAAATTGTAGATGAAATTAATAATTTAGAAGATTATAAATCGCTTTATAAACAAAGAAAAAACTATTATTGCGGAACATCTGTAAATGTTTATGAACAATTTTGGTCTAAAAATTTATTTAATTGTATTTTAAAATATAAAAATAAACATAAGTTTTTAGATAATAAAAATCATGCAGGTTGGATAGTTAATCCTGAGTGTAATTATCAAAAATATAAACCAAATCAATATTACATGTCTGAACATTGTGAACAAAGTGGGGAAGAAATTGAATCAAAAAGAATGTTAGTTTGGATGATTTATTGTAATACTATTAAAAACGGGGGTGAAACATATTTTCCACAACAAAAATTATCTATAAAGCCAGAAGAGGGAACTATTGTTATTTGGCCTGCAGCATGGACACATAGTCATTACGGAAAACCTGCTCCAAAAGAACATAAATATATAATTACTGGATGGGCTTCTTACAAAAAATTTATTGATTAATATTTAAAAAACATTATATTAACGTTGCTTATGCAAAAGAAAGAATTAACAAGCACTCATTTATATTATGGTAATTTAAACATGCCTAAAGGATTTGAAATAAATCCTAAACCATTAATCATGGGAACTTTTGAACAAGAATATCTTGAAAAAAAATTTCCTTATTCTAGAGAGTTAGATAAAGTAGATACTTATATTAGAGATTATTCAATAGCTAAACACAAATTATCTTTAGAAGGCAAAGAAACTTGGGGAAATTTTTATTTACCACAAGAGTGTTCTAAATTAAAAAACCATAAATATAATTTTACTGTTCTTTATGGTACACAAATACAAGAAGATAGTTGTAGTATAACAATATTTTACGAACAAGACAAAGAATGGACAATCCCATTAATAACAAATAAGTTTGTTATGTTTTCTTCAGATAAAACTTACCGTGTAAATTCTAATAAAAGCAATAAAATTAATTTTATACAGAGTATGATATATGAACTTAAATAATTATTTTTATACTTTTCCTAATGCATTAAGTTATAAATTTTGCGATGAAGTAATTAAATATGCATTAACTCATAAACAAATAGTAGGAGTTACAGCTGATCAAGGAGAAGGAAGAGACGTAATAAAGCAACCTTTAAATAAAAAAGAAACTAAAGTTTTACAAGAATTAAGAGATTCAAATGTTGTTTGGCTTAACGAACCTTGGATTTATAAAGAGATAATACCTTTTATAGATAGAGCAAACATAGAAGCTGGTTGGAATTTTCAATACGATTTTTCAGAATCGTGTCAATTTACAAAATATAAAAAAAATCAATATTATGATTGGCATTCAGATTCTTCCGTGTATCCTTATAATGATCCTAGTGATAAAGGTAAGCACGGAAAAATTAGAAAGCTATCTGTAACATGTCAATTATCTAACATCACAGAATATAAAGGCGGTGAGTTAGAATTTGATTTTAGAAACCAAAGACCTAAATATAAAAACAAATCAATTGTTGAAAATAAAGATTGCGTAGAAAAAGGATCTATAGTGGTTTTTCCAAGTTTTGTATGGCATAGAGTTAAACCAGTAACAGAAGGAACAAGGTACAGTTTAGTTATTTGGAATTTAGGAGTTCCATATAGATGACAGAAATAATTCTATTTCCAAAAATATTAAAATTTTTTCAATATAAAAAACAATTAACAGAGTTGGTTAAAGAAAGTTATTTAATAGAAAAAAAATATAATTTAGGTGGCCACAATTGGTACGATTCAAATAAAGTATACAATACTTGTGATACTTATAATTTATATAATAATAAAAAATTTAAAAATATTTTATTATGGATAGAAAATTGTGTAAAAAAATATTGTGATAGATTACAAATTTATTCTAATATTTATGAAAAAAATGCTTGGTTAAATATTTACAGAAAAAATCAAGGACAAGAGTATCATGATCATCATTTATTTAATATTAGTGCTATTTTTTTTCTTAAAGGATCTATTAATTCTGCAAAAATTTTATTTACAGATTTTAACGAAAAATCTAAATTGCCTATAAAAAATTACATAGATATTAATTCAACAGTTTGGACAGTGCCATTTACTGAAGGAACTTTAATTGTTTTTAAATCTAATCTTATTCATTCTGTAAAACAACACATGATAGATGAAGATAGAATATCGATAGCTTTAAACTTTAACGTAGAAAAATAAATGAAATATACTTTTAAAAAAGATAAATTTGAAATAGTTAAAAAAGCTCTAGATCCTAAGATAGCTAACTTTGTTTATAATTATTTTTTAATGAAAAGACAGGTTGCTCAAACTTTATTTAAATACAGATATATTTCTCCTTACGCAAGAGATTATGGATCTTGGGATGATGGTCAAGTCCCTGGAACTTATTCTCACTATGCAGATATAGCCATGGAGTCACTTCTTTTGTTATGCCAACCCGTTATAGAAAAACATACAAAATTAAAACTAGCACCTACTTACTCCTACGCTAGAATTTATAAACAAGGTGATATTCTTAAAAAACACAAGGATAGATTTAGTTGTGAAATATCATCTACATTAAATTTAGGAGGTGATCTTTGGAGTATTTTTGTTGAAGGTATTAAAGTTAATTTAAAACCAGGAGACATGTTAATATATAAAGGAGAACAGCTAGAACATTGGAGAGAACCATTTAAAGGTTTTGAATGTGCACAAGTTTTTTTACATTATAATGACATGAGTAAGAAAAAATTTAAAAATAATGTATTTGATAATAGAATGCATTTAGGATTACCAGCTTGGTTTAAAAAATAATGTTATATCCTACAGTTATTGCAGACAATTTTTTTACAGATCCGTATAAAATTAGAAATTTTAGTTTAAGTCTTAAAAAAGAAAAAGATATTGAAGACAGACATCCTGGAGTTAGAAGTAGATCTATCCACGAAATAGATATGGAAATATTTAATTACGTTGGTCAAAAAATACTCTCTGTTGTTTATCCTTATGAATACGACAAATTAACTTTTAACGCAACAATGCAGTTTCAAGAAGTAGATCCAATATTTGAAGAGGGATGGGTACATAGAGATAGTGAAATGTCTATGACTTCTATTATATATTTAAGCGAACATAAAAATTGTGGTACTTCTATTTGTCATGCAAAAGATGTTACAGCCAATGCCCTGCACACGTCAAAGAAAAGAAAATATTATAATAATCCCAATAAAAATTTTTTTGTAAAAGAAAGAAAAGAAAACAATAATCAGTTTGAAGATAGTATTATTGTAGACTCAAGATATAATAGAATGCTTTGTTTTGATTCACATCATTTACATAAAGCAAATGGTTTTATAGACAACAAAAGAAAAGATAAACGTCTAACACTTATAACTTTCTTTTATGATATTAACTATAATGGTGAGAGAAAAATGAGATACCCTTTAAATGAAACTAGACAGCAAGATTAATATGGTAGCTGATAATGAAGATTAAAAGAAACAGCGTATTTACTATCCCATATTAAATTTCTATCTGCTCCATGTTTTAAAAAACTAGAAAAAATAACAAACTTGCCTGGTTGAGGTTTTACTGTCTTATCTATTTGTGGAAATTTTAATAATTGAGGATGATTGTTTAAATACAGAACACCAGATAAATATGCAGGTTGATGATCATGAATGGATGATCTATGGCCAAGCATTTCTTTTATACCCCAAGCCTCATTTAAAAAATAACTAGGTGGTTTACTAGGTAAAGAGTCTATTTTATTCATAACGGGATATAAAAAATTTAAAAATTCTTGATCCCTAGAAAAATATTTCCAAGATGTCATGTAACCATGTACATTAGTTTGAAAATTTTTGTTGTCTTTACCTCCTATACCTTCTTCAATTTTGTCTATAAAATAGTCACAATTAATATTTGATTTACCTGTTATAAAAGTATAATTTACTGGTATTTGTGAAGTTATTTCTGTATCTATCTTCATATTTCTAAAACCTTTTTAACATCAGACACTCTTAATTCAAGTGTTTTAATGTTATTGTTAATGTGTTAAAAGTACGATTATGTTACAAAAAGTACAGTTTCAACCAGGATTTAATAAACAAGTTACATCAACCGGTGGCGAAGGCCAATGGGTTGAAGGTGATAATGTTAGGTTTAGATATGGTTATCCAGAAAAAATAGGTGGTTGGGCTCAATTAGGTTCTACAAGTTTAACTGGTAGAAACACTGCAATACACCATTTTGTAAATACAGCAGGAATTAAATTTGCAGCATTAGGTACTAACAGAATACTGTATGCTTATTCTGGTGGTATTTTTTACGACATACATCCAATTAAAGCTACTACAACTTTAACTAGTGCATTTTCTACAACAAATGGATCTGCGGTTGTAACATTAACTTTTGCATCAGCACACAATATAAATAAAAGTGATGTAATATTATTAGATAATTTTACAAGTATTACTAACTCTGGTTTTTTATCAGGGGATTTTGACGATACAAAATTTATGGTAACAGATATACCAACGGATACTACTCTAACAATTACTATGCCTTCTAACGAATCAGGATCAGGTGCAACCACTTCTGGTGGTATTAGAGTAAAACATTATTATCCAGTTGGACCAGCAGTTGAAGTTGCATCTACTGGTTGGGGTCTTGGATCATGGGGTGGTGTAGCACAAGGACAGTTTACATCAACATTGTCATCAGGAATAAATGCGTCGGTTACATCATTAACTATGGCTAGTTCAACATCATTTCCATCATCAGGTACAGTACAAATTGGTTCTGAATTAATTACTTACACAGGAAATAGTGGAGGCACATTATCTGGGTTAACGAGAGGTGCAACAGGAACTACAGCAGCAATACACTCATCCGGTGCAACTGTTACAGATGCATCAAACTTTTTTGCGTGGAACGCTGCAGCATCAGGGGACATTGTAACAGATCCTGGTTTATGGTCTTTAGACAATTTAGGTAATAGTTTAGTTGCAACAATATTTAATGGTGAAAGTTTTACATGGGATTCAAATGCAAATAATGCTACAGGAACTAGAGCAGCAATTGCAAGTGGTGCACCAACAGCATCACGTGATATGTTAGTATCAACTCCTGACAGACACTTAATATTTTTTGGTACAGAAACAACTATAGGAACTAAATCTACACAAGACGAAATGTTTATAAGATTTTCTTCTCAAGAAGATATTACAGACTACACACCTACAGCAACCAACAGTGCTGGTACACAAAGACTGGCCGACGGATCACGGATTGTTGGCGCACTAAGGGGTAGAAATGCAATTTACGTTTGGACAGATACAGCATTATTTATTATGCGATTTGTTGGAGCACCTTTTACATTTGCTTTTGAACAGGTTGGTACTAACTGTGGATTAATTGGTAAGAATGCATGTGTTGAAGTTGATGGTACAGCTTATTGGATGTCGGAAAATGGTTTTTTTAAATATGGTGGACAACTAGAATCACTACCGTGTTTAGTTGAAGATCATGTTTTTGATGACATAAATACAATTCCTAAACAACATATTAATGCAGGACTTAATAATTTGTTTGGTGAGATTAGTTGGTTTTATCCTAACTCAGGATCTAATGTAGTTAATAGAGTTGTAACTTATAACTATATAGAATCGTCACCACAAAGACCTATATGGACTACAGGTACATTAGATAGAACAGCTTGGTCTGACTCTGCTGTATTTGGTAAACCACACGCATCACAGTATGATGCTAATACTAATGTAGCAAGCACAAGTTCAACTTATGTACAAGGTAATACAGATGGGTCGTCAATATATTATGAACATGAAAAAGGATTAGATCAAATTAAAGAAGGTGCAACTTCTGCTATTACTGCTAATATACAATCTGGAGATTTTGATATAGGTTTAACACAAGATGGCGGAGCGTCACTAAAAGGTGACGGTGAATTTATGATGAAAATTAGAAGAGTATTACCGGACTTTTTATCACAAACAGGTGATACAAGAATTACATTAAACCTTAAAGATTTTCCAAACGATACAGCAGCAAGTTCATCACTTGGTCCGTTTACAATAACTAGTGGTACACAAAAAATAGACACACGAGCACGTGCTAGATCAATATCTTTAAAAGTAGACAACACAAGTACAAGTCAGTTTTGGAAACTAGGTACATTTAGAATAGATATACAACCGGACGGTAGACGATAATGGCTTTACCTCCTTTTGATTTTTTAACGTCAGCTCCTATAGATCAACTTGGAACTAGTTTAGGAAAAGATTTTGATTATTTAAGTGCGTACAGATCAGGTCAAGGAATAAGAAATGATGTAGATTATACTAATCAACCTATGATGGCAGTAATGCCTCCACCATTTACTATTGGTGATAACCCTGATGTTATTAGTGACATGAGTTTAGCTGACTATAAAAATTTTCAAAAATACATGAGTGAAAGAGGTGCTGCAGATTTAATAAATACACAAAATCAAATTAAACCTATTGATGGTGGTAGTGATTTAAAAGGTATAGGAGAAATAATACTTCCTCCAATAGCCGGCAGTGGTAAAGGTGGCGGTGTTGAAGGTCCTATAAATTATAATAATCTTATAGTTAGAGATCAAAGCACAGGAACTGGTATTGATTCTAAAACTTTTTTACAAGGGCCGGAATTTTATAAAAACAACGCAATGACTGAAAAAGAATACGCGGATAGAATTTCTAAAATTAGAGAATATAATAAAAATTTAGACGCTAGTTATACTGACGCAGAGTTAAGAGAAATTATTGATTTACAAACACAGTCACAAAATTTAGAACCACAAAAAACAGGTATTCTAGAAAAATTAAAAAATTTTGATATTTCTAAAATGCCAAGTATAGCATTTCTTAATTCAATTTTATCTAAACAAGATCCAAGAACCACGGCACTAAGAAATTTTTACGGTGACAACTTTGGTTTAACAAGTTCTGGTAGTGTTGCTAGTGGTATTATGAAAAATTATAACCCTGTATCAGGTGGTTTATTAAATATGATATCAGGTGGTAAATTTGGTGATGAAACACAATATGGTTTAGGAGAAGCTATAGATGAAAGAATGGATAATATAAAAGATATGTTAGGTAGTAAATATAATTATAATTATACAAATGATAGTCAAATGTATAAAGACATGATAGCTGGTAAAATTGGAAAATATGGTGTTAAAGGACATACTTCTGCAGCTGAAAATTATTTTAAATTAAAATCATTAAGAGAAAAAGAAAAAATAGCATTACAAGCACAAGAAAAAATAAAAGAAGAAAAGAAAACAACAGATGACAGCAGTACAACAGGCGGTGGGTTTAAGTATGAAACTAAAACAACAGGAACTCCTACATCAAATCAATATGGTACTTACACTCAAACTGTTTCACCTTCAGACGCTGTAACTAGTCGAGAATCAAGAAGAGGTAATTATGATAGTTCCAGTACTAAAGACACTAACACTACTGCATCTAAAGCAAGTAGTAAAGGAACAAATCAAGGATACTCACAACATTTTAGAGACGGAGGCATCGTTACTTTATAATGGCTAGAATTACACAGGTACTTACACACCCAGATAAAGAATACAAACAATCTGTAGCAGAGTCTTTAAACAGAGATCTGTCTGCTGTAATACAAAAATTAAACTCAACATATCAACAGGATTTAAAGGATGAGATAGAAGCCTTTAATTATTTTATAAACTAATGGCTAACTCATTTGTAAACAAAAAAGTAGATTTAACTAGCACGTCAGTTACTACATTATATACAGTGCCATCAGCTACAACTGCTGTAATTAAATCTATATTAGTATCAGAAGATTCTGGTAACGCGGACACTATAACAGTTACTATTACAGACACAGCTAGTGCTATATT